AGAGGGTTGGCAACTGACCCGGGTGTGCAGCGTAAAGCACCAGAAGCAGTTATCCGGCGGGCAGGGACCGCGGTCGGAAAAACAATCTGAATGGACTCGTACCGCGCCAGTAGCGCCGAAAAGTCAGCTTCCTTCTCGAACACAGGATTGGAAGGAAGGCGAAGGAGCGCATTACTGAAAAGCCCGGTGTGCAAGCGCCGGGCTTTTTGGAATGCCTACCGGGCAGGAACTGAAACGCCGGGATGCCGGCACTCAATAAGGATGATGAGCATGAAGAAATACGCACGTGTCGTCGCTGGCAAAGTCGACAACATTTTTGAAACCGCGAACCCGATCACCGATGAGTTTCCGGCGGACCAAGTCTGGGTGGATGTCAGCGCATTGCCCAAGATCGATTATTCCTGGAACGCGGTGAACACCGACGGCGTCTGGTCATTTACTGATAGCGATATGTGGGGGCAACCGTCCATGTTGGCTATTCAAATGCGTAACGAAAGAATGACTCGTTTCGATAAAGTCAACTTCACCCTGGCATCGTCCGCGCTGGTACAAAAAGTCGAGCTGGGGCTGGCAACACCTGCTGAAGAGGCCGCACTGCTGGCCTACAAGCAGTTCTTCATCGCGATGAGCCAAGTCAACAAACAGCCGGGCTATCCACTGAGCGTCATTTGGCCTGAAGTGCCATAAGCGACATTTGACGCATCCGCAATATTGAAATGCGCAGTGCATTACTGAAGAGCCAGGCCTTGTTGCCGGGCTTTTAAATACCTGCCAGTTGCACGGCGACATTCCTGCCAAAGGGTAAATGAGGAAGACCCAATGAGTCTTTATGCACTGGTTGAATACAACCGAGTTGTCCAGTTGAAAGAAAGTGAAGTGATTCTTGAACCACCCGCTTCGCCAACCTCGGTTTGGGTTGATGTAACCGGCAGTACGGATATTCGGGTGGGTTGGAGCGCAACCTTCAATGGGGTCTGGACCTTCTCTGCACCGACCGAAGAAGAGCTGCGAAACGAAGCCGAACAGCAGAAGTGGCAATTGCTGAATGGGGCCGCCAACTGGTTACTGATGAACTCGCTGCAGTTCAAAGTCGACGTCGGCGTCGCCACCAGCGAAGACCAGGCTCGGCTGTTGGCCCAAAAGCAATACTGCATCGCCCTCAGCGACATCGATCAGCAGTCGGGTTATCCGGCGAACATCGCGTGGCCAGTCGCACCTTACTGATTCCAACTCGAGTAATCGATCGGCAGGACCGCATTGCTGAAAAGCCTGGCGCAAGGCCGGGCTTTTTGGAATGCCTGCCTGAAGAGACATTATTTGAACTCGATTCCCATCTATCACCCACTGCCCACGGAGGCGTGACATGACAAACGAGCAACAAGCGTTGGCGGACATGCCGATCTGGCTGGTCATCCTCCTCGCCGTCGTCGGAGGGGTGTCCGGCGAAATGTGGCGTGCCGACAAGGAGGGCGCCCGCGGCTGGTCACTGGTACGGCGGCTGGCGCTACGCTCTGGTGCCTGCATGATCTGCGGCGTGTCGGCAATCATGCTGCTGTATGCCGCCGGCATGTCGATCTGGGCCGCTGGCGCGTTTGGCTGCCTGACCGCGATGGCCGGCGCTGATGTCGCCATCGGCCTTTACGAACGCTGGGCGGCCAAGCGCATCGGCGTCTGCGAAGTGCCGCCGCGCGACCACCCTTAACCCTGAATATTTCTCCGTGCCGCCATGTTGGCGGCAGGGCTGCGCGTGGACGATTGAAAAGGAGGTCATCTATGCCCACACCGATCCAGCAGCCGTCGCAACTGTTCACAGCCATCGCGACGACACTGCGCAACACCGCCGGTCTCAACCTCAATGTCGGTAGTCACGCTGATTTCACAGCGGCGGGCGCTCAAGCCTGGGTACTGATCGACTTTGCCCGAAATGCGTCCGGCATGCGCGCCGCTGATGGGCGTATCGCTCATGTCATGACGTTGTCACTGCAAGTCATCCCGGCGCTTTCTGCGACCGCTTTTGCAGCGTGCGATCTGATCGCCGTGCTGAAAAACCTGATCACCGACAACCGCTGGGGATTGCCCGGCGATCAATGCGATCCGCCCCTGAATATCGATGGCTTGCCATCGTTGCTTATCAGTGCGGATCAACAATACAAAGCCTGGACCCTGACCTTCGAGCAGACGCTCTACCTCGGCTCGACCCTGCTCGACGATCCGCTGGGCATGCCGAAATTCGCTCGCACCTGGGAAGTCAGCAACATCGACGATCCAGGCCAGTACACCGCGCTGGAGGGCTGACCGATGTTCGATGCATTACTGCGTATGCAGCTTGGCCCGATCATTGAGCGTCTGGCGGAAATGGAAGCGGAAATTGAAGACTTGCACCGCCGCGCCGAGAGTTTCTGTCGCATTGGCATCTGTCAGTCAGTTGATGCGGCGAGTAACACTTGCCAAGTCAGCCATGGTGGATTGTTCACCCCGGCGATCAAATTCTTCAACCCTAGCGCCGGTGCGCAAAGCGAATCGCGCATCCCCACGGTGGGAGAGCAGTGCCTGCTGTTCAACTATGGCAGCGGTGAAAGCGGTGCGCAGAGTGTCGCGTTGTTCGGCTTGAACAGTGACCGCTTTCCTCCCGCCTCGACTGTGCCGACGCTGACCCGTCGGGTGCATCGGGACGGCAGCGAAAGCGGTTACGACGACGCCAGCCACGCCTTGCACTGGTTGAACGGACCCGCGCAATTCAACGGGTCTCGCGAGTCGCTCGAACTGAGCATCGGCCCTGCACGTCTGGCCATGACGCCACAACTGATCACCCTGCAACTGGGCGCCGTCGGCCTGAGTATCGACGCCTCGGGCGTGCACTTCAGCGGCCCCTTGGTCGATCACCAGGGCCGCGTCATCAGCCCCTGATTCAAGAGCCTCCCATGATCGGAATCGATAGAGACAGCGGGGCCACGGTCGACGACTGGCTGCAATTCGTGCAGCGCGCGACCCGAGCCCTGACCACACCGCTGGGCACCCGGCAGAAACGACCTTTGTACGGTTCGCTGATTCCCACGCTGCTCGGGCAGAACCTCGGTGACGACATTCTGCTTCTGGCACAGAGCCACGCCGCGCAAGCGTTCTACAACTCGCAAAACGGCATCGACGATTTTCAGCCGCAAGTGATTGTCGCCAGCCGTCACGGCGACGGCCTGCTGCTGCGCTTCGCCGGCACCTGGAAAAACCGCCAACAAACCTTCGAGGTGCTGACATGAGCATGCTGATACCTGGCCAGAATCAGCTGGCCGAACCCGCGCTGATCACGGTCGAAGTGTTCGAAGACTTGCTCGCCGAGTTCAAGACTTTCGTCATCGAATACGTGGGGGCTCGCTCGCCGGCCAGCGCCGTGAAACTCAAGGCGAGTCTGGAAAACGAAAGCGAATTGCTGACCCTGGCGCTGGAAGCGTTCTGCGTGCGTCTGCAAACCCATGAGCGTAAATACAATGCACGCATCAAGCAGATGCTGGCGTGGTGGGCGACCGGCAGCAATCTCGATGCGCGGCTGGCGGACATGGGCTTGGAGCGGCAATTGCTCGATCCCGGCGACCCGGCGGCATTCCCGCCGGTACCGGCGATTTATGAAAGTGATGACGACGCTCGGCTTCGTTATTACCTCGCGCCCCATGCGCCGGCGGCGGGTTCGCGGATGCAGTATCGCCGCGAGGTGTTCACCCTCGGCGAGCGGCCAACAGTTCAGGTCGAATCCACCGACGCCGGTGTAGTGAATGTGACCTACACCTTCAATCCGGACGGCCTCGCCGCGCAGGTCAAGGATGGCAACGGGCGGCGCACTGCGCCGGGCGAAGTGCAAGTCACCGTGCTTTCTCGAGACGGCGATGGTACGCCTTCCGAAGCATTGCTCGACGGCGTCCGTCAGCACTTTGCTCGTCCCGACGTGCGCCCGGAAACCGACCTTGTCACCGTCAAGGCTGCCGAGATCCAGCGCTACAAAATCCGCGTCGTCGCCAAGATCAATTCCGGTCCCGATTCGGGCCTGACCAAGGTCGCCGCGCAAGCGCAATTGCAGGCCTACGCCGACAGTTGTCATCGCCTCGAAGGCCGGGTCGATCCGAGCTGGATCGACTACACGTTGCACAGCGCCGGCGCCGTGCAACTGCAGATTCTCGAACCGCTGGCGCCGATCGTCACCACCGCGTTTCAGGCGCCGTATTGCACAGCGGTCGAAGTCGAGGTGCTGACGCTATGAGTGAACAAACTCAGCGGCCGACCTTGCTGCCGGCCAACAGCTCGGCCCTTGAGCGCGGACTGGATCTGGGCTTCGGCGCCTTGCTCGATCGCATCACGCCGCCGTTCCCGGAACTGATGAATCCCAGCGAAACGCCGGTGGCCTTCCTGCCTTATCTGGCTGCCGATCGTGGCGTCGCCGAATGGAGCACTGATGCGCCGGTGGCGGAGAAGCGCCTCACCGTCGAACTGGCCTGGCCCACCGCGCGCCAGGCCGGCACTCGCAAGGCGCTGGAAAACGCCGCAAAGGGTTTGCAATTAAGACCCGAGATCCGCGCCTGGTACGAACAGACACCGCCCGGCGTGCCGTACAGCTTTTTTGTGCGTGCCTTCAGCGAACAACCCTATAGCGAAGAAATCGATGCACGTCTCGACCGCCGTCTGGCCGATGCGAAAAGCGAGAGGGACGTTCTTTCGGTGTCGGTGGGTTTGAGCGCGTTTGGCAGTCACGTCATCGGCGCCGCGACGTTCTGCGGCGAGCTGACCACGGTTTATCCGGTGTTCATCGAAGGCCTGGAAACCTCTGGCGAGGCGTTCATGGCCGCCGCTTTGTACACCGTCGAAACATCCACTATTTATCCTCAGGGGGCCTGAATGGCTGACTATTACACCCTGCTCACCAACGCAGGGATTGCCTACGAAACGGCGTGCAAGGCCGCCGGTACGCCGATCAAGCTGACGCAGATTTCCGTCGGCGACGGCGGCGGCACGGTCTACAACCCGGCCGCCACCGCGACCGCACTGAAACGCGAAGTCTGGCGCGGGCCACTCAATGCACTGTTCCAGGATGAGAAAAACCCGAGCTGGCTGCTTGCGGAAGTGACCATTCCGCCGGATGTTGGCGGTTGGTATGTGCGGGAAGCAGGGCTGTGGACTGACACCGGAATTCTTTACGCCATCGTCAAATATCCGGAGTCGTTCAAACCGGTTCTCGCCACCTCGGGTTCGGGTAAAGAGTTCTACATTCGCTCGATTTTCGAGACCAGCAATGCCTCGCTGGTGACCTTGTTGATCGATGACACCGTGGTAAAAGCCACGCGCGCCTGGGTCATGAGTTATCTGGCCGAAGAACTCGGCAAGCTCGATGGCAAGCAGTCGGTGCGCGTCGCTGCCACCGGCAATGTCGTGTTGAGCGGAGCCCAGCAGGTTGATGGTGTTGCCGTGGTGGCCGGCGATCGCGTGCTGTTGCCGAGCCAGACGCTGGCCAAGGACAACGGCCTGTGGATTGTTGCCAATGGCGACTGGGTGCGGGCCACCGATGCCAACGCCAGCGCCAAGGTCACCCCGGGCCTGACGGTCATGGTGGAGGAGGGCACAGCGAATGGAGACTCGTTGTGGCACTTGACCACCAATGCGCCAATCATACTCGGTACGACTGCGCTGACATTCAAGATGCTCGCGGGCCGCACCGGAATTGCGGCCGGGACTTACAAGAGTCTGACCGTCGACGAATATGGCCGGGCAACGGGGGGAGCAAATCCTCAGACGCTGGCCGGGTTCGGGATCAAGGACTCCTACACCAAAACTGAAATCGAGGGAATGATTGCAAACGCCTCGATGCTACCAGTAGGCACGATTGTTGCGTTCCCGGGCGCTACACCGCCGGTGGGTTTTCTCGAACTCGATAACAGTGTCAAGAGTGCTGCTCTTTATCCTGACCTGAATGCTTACCTGGCCGGCAAGTACAACAAAGGCGATGAAGGGGCGGGCAATTTCCGTTTGCCAGATGGGCGCGGTGAGTTCTTGCGTGGCTGGGATCATGGGCGCGGTGTTGATGTGGGGAGGACAATTGGGAGTTCTCAGGTAGATACATTGCAGAACATCACTGGAGCCTTCGATGGCTATCTTGATATCACCACAGCAGGTGGTGCGTTCTCGTTAAGTAACATGAGCATCTCTTCAACTCCGCTCAACCAGAAAAACGCCTACCATGGTGTGTACTTTGATGCTTCAAAAGTGGCGCGTACTTCTACGGAAACCCGTCCCCGAAACCTTGCAGTCATGTGGTGCATCAAAGCTTGGAACGCCCCGATCAATCAGGGCAACATCGATATCGCCGCGTTGGCCGTTCTCGCACAGCAAGCCTCGGAAATCAATCAAGGTACAGCGAAAGTAGCGACCCAAGCGCAGACCAATACCGGCGCCGATGACAGCGTTATCGTCACGCCGAAAAAATTGACGTGGGGCTTTCAGTTTCAGAAAAGTGGTATCGGCTACTGTGTTTTCCCGTCCTGGCTGGGTGGCTTCACTATTCAGTGGGGCGTGTTCAGCATTGTCTCCAGTACGACTGATCAAACAATTAGCTTTCCTCTCACGTTTCCTAATGCCGCGTTGTCAGCCGTCGCGCTCAGTGACTATACCCCTGGTTCCGGGTCGGTCGGATTCGTCGCGATGGGGGCGTTGAACAAGAACGGCTTTACGGTTCGCTCGTCTTCCGGAACTTCAACGCGATGGCTCGCAGTCGGTTGCTAAGGGAAAAACATGACTAAAAAATATATGACGTTCGATGAGTCAGGCTCCATTAAAGACCGCCTGATTCAGGGGGTTTGCGACATTCCTGAGGGCGCGATATGCATCAGCGAAGAACTTTGGCTGCAATCTGCAACAGACCTGACAGGACATTGGTGCCTAATCGACGGAACGCTGACCAAGGTTCCTTTTGAAATCAAACCAGACTTCGCGAAGTTAATTGCTGCAGAGCGTTTTCGCCGCGAAACATCTGGTGTCGTATTTGAAGGCTTCGTCGCTGATACCACTCGAGACGGCCAGGCATTGATCGCCGGCGCTGCGGTAGCGGCGATGCTTGATCCGACTTACAAATGTGCATGGAAGTTTGCTGAAGGTTTCGTCGAGTTGCAGGCTGCCCAAATAATCGCATTGGCAACCTCGATTCGAACCTACGTTCAGGATTGTTTTGATCGTGAACGAGCTTTGTTGTCAGCAGTCGAGTCTGGTGAGTGTTCTGAGGACATGATCCTGCAAGGTTGGCCGAATTCGGGCCCTCTGCAAAAAGCGACTCAATCACAACGCCCCGCATTGCCGGTTTTTTTGCATACATAAAACAAGTCAACACCCGCCAAAGCCCCTCCTCTTGAGGGGCTTTCCCGTTTATGGAGAAACGAAAAATGGCAACCCGCCAAACCTACACCGTGCTAGTCCCATTCCCCACCGGCGGTGGGCACTGGTCGAGCGTTGGTCAAGAACTCGATCTGCTCGATGTCGAGGCCAGTGCCTTGTACTTTGCCGGTCGACTTGAGCCGAAAACCCCTATCACCCAGGCCAAAAAGGCCGCTGCCAAGAAGGCTGACTGAACATGGCTGAGGTTCTGAACTTCGAGCACAACGGCATTACCGTCAATGCCACCGAATCCCCCGAGGCCATGGGTGGCCTGGGTGACAACGTTATCGGTCTGGTCGGCACCGCGCCGAATGCCGATCCGCTGATTCCGCGTAACGCACCGTTTCGCATCAACAGTTTCACCACCCACGCGCTGCTCGATCCGACTGGGTCGGAAGAGGGCACGCTGTACCACGCGGTTTACCAGATCCTCAAAGTGGTGAAGGTGCCGGTGTACGTAGTCATCGTCGAAGCAGGCGCGACGCCGGCCGACACGGTCAACAATGTGATCGGCGGTGTCGAGCCGGCGACCGGCCGCAAGCTCGGTCTGGCGGCGCTGGGCAGTGTCCCGGAAGACCTCACCATCATCGGCGCGCCGGGCTTCACCGGCAGCAAAGCGGTGGCCGGTGAGTTCGCCTCGTTCGGCAAGCGCATCAAGGCCCGCGTGGTGCTGGACGGCAAGGATGTCTCGGTGGCCGATCAGGTGCTGTACAGCCAGGAACTCGGCGGCGCCGAACTCGGTTTCGACCGTTGCCTGGTGGTGCACAACATGCCCGCGGTGTATTCGAAAGCAGCGAAGAAAAACGTTTTCCTGTCGCCGTCCAGTCTGGCGATTGCCGCGCTGGCCAAGGTCAAGCAGTGGGAGAGCCCGGGCAACCAGGTGACCTTCGCCGAAGACGTTTCGCGGGTCGTCGAGTACAACATCCTCGACACGTCCACCGAAGGCGATCTGCTCAACCGTTACGGCGTCAGCTACTACGCCCGCACCGTGCTCGGCGGCTTCTCGCTGCTGGGTAACCGCTCGATCACCGGCAAGTTCATCAGCTACGTCGGCCTCGAAGATGCGATCAGCCGCAAGCTGGTCAAGGCCGGCCAGAAAGCCATGGCCAAGAACCTCACCAAATCCTTCATGGATCAGGAGGTCAAGCGCATCAACGACTGGCTGCAGACCCTGGTCGCCGACGAAACCATTCCCGGCGGCAGCGTGTATCTGCACCCGGAACTCAACAGCGTCGAGAAGTACAAGAACGGCA